CCGAATCGCTAAGTCCTTTAGATCCTAGACCACGGTGACCCTGTTTACGAAAATCCGCGAAAATACTTCGGCGCCGGTTGGCGCATCCCAAAAATGACCCTCATCGACAAAAACGGAGAGCGGCAGGTATGCGATCGATGCCATTCGGCGCGGGTGAAGATCCGCCGCGGGTCGGTGGTTTGCGCTGCGTGTTCCGATGCCGATGCGCGAGCGAGTGCGGCAGCAAAGATTGAACGGCGGAGATTCGAGAACGAATCCAAGGCGATGGCGGATTGGACGCGCCGGTATCAGAGCGAGTTGCGGCGGATTGACGCTGGGGAAGTCACTCCACAATGTCAGTCATGCGGCGGTCTTGGCAATCGGCCAAACTTCGCATCGGCGATAGCATCCGGGAAGCGGTATCTATGTCCTGGGTGCGGACTTTCGCGCGGGCGAAAGGTGGCGATGTGATGGGAGATTCCCGCGAATTTGTGGGTACCCAAACGGGGGCGCTTTGTGGGGCTCCAAATGGGGGCACAAATGGCGTGCATATAAGGAATAAACCCAAAACCCCAGACGGACGGCTTTTACAGGACAGGCCGGACAAGAATTACCGATGGTCCGCAATGGTGTGGGCGGTACTAGTTGATCGGTCGCTTGAGCCGGTGGATTGGGGCGTATTCGCGTGCTTCGGATCGCGGGAATTCAAGACCGATACATTCCAGTTGGGAAGCCGGTGGATCGCGGAAACGCTGGGCATCAGGAAAGGCCGGGTGCAGGCCAGCATCGCGCGGCTGGTAAAAGCGCAGCATGTTGAGATTGTGGTACCGGCGAAGGGCGCAAGGCCGCCGCTGTACCGGCTAACCTCTCCAGTTTTCGCTCATCGGCAAAAGGTGATTGTCCGAACCGCGAAGGGCAACAAGATGAGCACCAGGGACCGGCTCAGGCTTGAGCAGGCCCTACGGAGCCAGTCAGCATGAGCACCATTTTGAATCTCGATCATCTGCATAGCGTGCAGGAAGTGGCGGCGGCAATGCGGGCGGCAACGGTCTGCTCGACCTGTCGGACAAACTTCGCCACCAAGGATGCCTCCGATCAACTGTGCGACGAATGCCGGGAACATTTCGAAGAGATCGCGGCGGAGAAGATCGCATGAGAGGCCGCAAGCCCAAGCCCACCTCTGCGCAGATTGCTGCCGGTGACCCGCGAAAGCACGGCGTCCGCAAACTGGCCGAGAAGCTGGCCAACGAACCGAGCGCCACCCGCGGTCTACCGGATTGCCCTGCCCATCTCCGGGGACGAGCTCGCGGCGCCTGGGAGTTCTGGGCCGTGGAGTTAGCGGACATGAACCTGGATCGCCGGCCAGACGGCATGATGCTTGAGGGCGCCTGCTTGAATTATGGGCGCGCGGTCGAAGCCGACCTAATCGTGGAACGCGATGGCCTGATGGTTAGCGAATTTGGGATGGTCGGAGAGCCTGGGGAAGCGCAAGAGGCTGTATTGCTGAGGACGAAGGCCCACCCGGCCATCGCCGTGAGCAACGCCGCGTGGCGCCAGATGCGTGCGTTCTGCTCAGAGTTCGGGCTATCGCCGGTGAGCCGTACCCGTCTGGCCATCGAGCGGAAGGACGAAGGGCAGGATCTCGCCGCGATCCTTTCCGCGCCCCGCGCGCCGCGGCCCATAGTCCAATAATATGGCCTTTTCTCAACAGCACGCCGACGCCGCAATCAACTTTTTTGAACTGGTGCTCAAGCACTCCGCGGATGAATGGTGGGGCAAGCCCTTTATCCTCTCGCCGTGGCAAGAGGAAGTGCTCTCGCGGATTTTCGGAACCCTTGACGACAGCGGTAACCGCTTAATCGAAATGGCGTATCTCGAGGTTCCGAAGAAGGCTGGCAAGACTGAATTCGCCGCGGGTGTGCTGCTCTACGTCCTCGTCATCACCAGCACGCCGGGGTGCCAGTGCTATGGCGCCGCCGCCGCCACGCGCCAGGCAATGAACGTCTACCGCGCTGCGTGCAAGATGGTGGAGCAGTCGCCCATCCTGAAGCGCGAACTGCGTATCATGCGCGGGACAAACCGGATTGTGAAGCGCCGCGACCCGGACAGCTTCTACGCCGCGGTGGCCGCCGATGGCGACATGGGCGATGGAGTGAACCCGGCGTTCACGGTGGCCGATGAAATCCACCGCTGGCGCCAACGCGCGCACTTAGAGAATTGGGACGTACTCTCGAAGGGCGGCATCACACGCCGGCAGACCCTCACCTTGGCCATCACGACGGCCGGCGTCCAAGAAGAATCTCCGCTCGCCTGGAAACTCCACGAGAAGACGCGCAAGATCGCAGACGGCATCGTTTCCGACTCGCGATTCTATGGCCGCATCTATGGCGCGGATAAGGCAGATGACCCCTCGCTCCCGGCGACGTGGATCAAGGCGAATCCCTCGCTCCTTGAGAACGGGGGCTTTCTTGATAAAGAGAAAATCCGCCGCGAGTATGAAAGCGCCGTGGCCGAAGGGGATTTGACCAGTTTCAAGCGATACTTTCTGAATGTCTGGGATCAGAAAGAAAACCGCGCTATCGACATGGCGCAATGGGACGCCGCAGCGGGCGACTGGCACGCCGCCGGCCTGCTGCCGAATCCCGGTCCCGCGCTGATCGGCGGGGAATTGATCGAGGCGCCGAAGGTCCGCCCGCTGCCGAACGAATTGATGGCGCGCTTCATCGGGCGCCCCTGCTGGGCTGGCGTCGATCTCTCGATGACGACGGACACCTCGTCAGTGGTCTTCGTGTTCCCGTGCGAAGGCGACGGCGACGAGTACGACGTGCTGCCGTTCTTCTGGCTACCCGATGCGAAGGTCCGCAAGCTGGAAATCAAGTTGAGCGTGCCGCTGCAAGAATGGGCGGCTCAAGGGTTCATGGAACTCGTGCCCGGAGAAGTGATCGAGCCACAGGATCTCCGCGAGCGGCTGGAGTGGGGCGCGCAGATGTTCGACCTCCAGGAAATCTGCTGGGACCCGTGGAACTCGCGCCAGATTTCCTCCCTGATGGTTTCGGACGGATACAAGTGCGTCGAGGTTCGGCAGGGATACCAGAGCCTCAATGAGGCCACGAAGAAGGTACTCTCGCTTGTGGTGGCCGGCAATATCCACCACGGCGGGCACCCGGTACTCCGCTGGCAGGCGGGATGCGCCTGCACTATCACGGACGGAAAAAGCAACCTGATGTTTACGAAGCCAGATCTGAACAAGAGCGCGTCCCGGACAGACGGAATCCTGGCTATTACGGATGCGATAAGTCGTGCGATGGCAGCCAAGGGTCCCTCTGTTTACGAGTTCCGTGGGGTCCTGATGTTATGAGTTTCAGGCACATCACTGAGCGACTCCTGGTCCACTTCCTATACCTTCTCGGGCTCTATTGCGCGGTATACGGATGCTGGCTGATCTACCATCCCGCCGGATGGATTATCGGCGGCGCGCTTCTGGTCGCGTTCTCGCTGCTGCTCGACAAAGGGATGAAGGAGTCCGATGAATCTCGTTAGAGCAACCCGTCAGGCAATCGAGCGGCGCATGTCGCTGTCGGAATTCGACAGCATGCTCGACTTGTTCAATGGCGGCGGAGTCGGCCCAACCTATACCGGGAAACTCGTCAGCCCTCAATCCGCGATTGGCGTATCCGCTTATTGGGCATGCGTCAACGTGCTTGCGGATGACTTTGCGACGCTGCCCGTTATCCCCTATTCGTGGATCGAGCCGGGAGTCAGTAAGGAAGAGGCGCGCGGTCATTACCTCTGGCCGCTGCTCACCGAAGAGGCGAACTTCAAAACATCGGCCCACGACTTCAAGCAGCAGATGGAAGTATGGCGCAACATCTGGGGAAACTGTTACGCGGAAATTGAAACGAATGGACGCGGGCAAGTAATAGCACTCTGGCCTTGGCGCCCTGATCGAGTTAAGGTCTGGCTGACTGATCCAAGCGATGTGCGTTCGCAGGTTAACTATACCTACGTCCCGATTGACCGGAGGCAGAATCCGATCACACTGAGCCAGGATCATATTCTGCACGTTCGGGGCACGAGCCTCGATGGGATAACGGGCCTATCACCGCTACAGATTCATCGGCATACGCTCGCTCTTAGTATGGGGATGACGGAATTCGCCGGCCGTTTCTATGGCAATGGGACGACCGTCAGGGGCGTTCTGCAACATCCTGGAACGCTCGGCGATAAAGCCGCGAAAAGCCTGCGCGAGTCGCTAGCTCAATATCGTGGAGTGGAAAATTCCCATAAGCTCCTGATCCTGGAAGAGGCTATGCAGTATAAAGAGACTGGCATGAAACTGGTAGATGCCCAGTTCATCGAGTCAATGAACTTCAGCGCTGAAGAGGTTGCGCGGATTATGAAAGTTCCGCAGCACCGCATCGGGTTGCTCGGTAAGGCTACATTTAGCAATATCACCCAGCAGTCAATGGAGTACGTACAATATTCCCTTGGGCCGAATGCTTCAAATTGGTGCGGCCGAATGCACTGTTCGCTGCTTTCTGCCCGCGAGCGCGACAACGTTTTTCTCGAACCGGATTTTAATTATCTCCTGACTGGCGATCCGCAAATGCGCGCGGCGCTGTACACGGTGCTCGCCAACACGGGAGCGTATGGTCCTGATGATATCCGCCATGGCGAGGGCAAGAATCCGCTACCCAAAGGCGTCGGGAAACTCCCGCGCGTGCCGCTCAACACGGCACCCATCGGAAGCGATCAGGCGAACAGCCCGAAGCCGAAAGAGCCGACTCCCATCAAACCAGAAGGCAAAACGGTACCAGCCGAAGGACGCGGGAACTACGAACGTCGGGATGGATGGGTGACCATTAATGGCACTCCCGTTTTTATTGGGACATCGGAGGGTAACCTTTCCGCGAAACAAAAGGCTGCCATTGCCAGCCGGAAGCCTTGTGGAAAGGACAAGCAGGACATCGCCGAGAAGAGTGAGGCGAAGGTTTCTAAGGCACTGGGATTGCCTCGGACGAAAGACAACTCGGCATTCGATCTGCGCAATGATGACGTGGGCGTCGAGATCAAAACCATGGTGGACGGAAAGAGCGACAAGATCACCATGAGTAAGGCCGCGCTGAGTCGTAAACTTGGTGAGGCTCAAGCGGAGGGGTTAAAGACGTTCACTGTCGTAGCTGATGCGCGCGGCGGCGCGACCAAGTACTACGTGAGCAACAAACTCGGGTCGATTAGGCTGGGATCGATGGTAAGGGCGACGCTTCCAGAGATCAAAGAGATGGTGCATCAATGAGCATCGAACTAGCGAATGAATCCGGGGTTATCGATCAGGTGGCATCAAATGAGGGATTCGCGGATCTGGCGTCGGCTGTGCGGTCCGTATCCTCTGCGGCGAAAGAGCACATTTGCCTGGAGATGTTGTTCGAACAAGGGTTCACTGACGCGGTAGATAACTGCGTGATTGCGCTGCGCGAACTGGCGAAAGACAAGGATCTCGCTAAGGATGTCACCGATACCGCGAATAATCTCGGGGATCTGATGGACGGAGAAGAATTCGTCATCCTGACGGATGGCACCTCAGACGACGCAGAGGAGTAAAACATGAAGAAAACAGGTAAGCCCGATCCCCAAATTACAAACCTCTACAGCGGCGCTGGCGTTCCCGCAAAGCCGTGCTTCCGCGCTGGCGTCTATGCCATGGCCTCCGGCGCGGGCGTGTTGGAGATGCTGGTCTACGAGCAGATTGGCGAGGACTATTGGACCGGAGAAGGCATCACGGCAAAAGCCTGCAAGGACCAGATCGACCAAGCGGGCAGCGCGTTCTCACGCATCGCACTGCGCATTAATTCGCCTGGTGGGGATGCGTTCGAAGGCGTAGCGATCATGAACATGCTGCGTGCGCAGGGGAAGCCGATTGACGTGTACGTTGACGGCATCGCGGCTTCGGCGGCGTCCATCGTTGCCATGGCCGGTGACACGATCACGATGGGCGCTGGCGCAATGATGATGGTTCACAATGCGTGGTCAGTTGTGATGGGGAACTCTGAGGACATGGCGAAAGAGGCCACTACGCTGACCGCTATCGACATAGCCATCGCGCAGACCTACGTGGATCGCACCGGGCAGACGGCGAAGGTCGTGCAGGCCATGATGGCCGCTGAGACCTGGATGGGCGCGGACGAGTGCGTAAAGAACGGTTTCGCCACGGCGAAGGCCCCGGCGCCAGCAGATGCGGGCGCGCTCGCCATGGCGCGCGGGTTCAAGGCGCTCAAGAAATTTGGGAAGACGCCCGAAGCGCTCACTGTGGAAGTCGAGGTTGAAGTCGACACCGAGGATGAAGAGTGCGAATGCCAATGTGCCGCGTGTGTCGCCGGGGCGGTAGCGTCGCAGAGCGTTAGTGAAACAAACCTAATCTGGATAGCAAACATCGCCGCACGGATGGGGACGCTATCGCATTATGATGTTGAATTCCCCAGAGGTATAGCAGGCTCGTTTATGTCGGGCTCTGTATTCTGCCTTCGCCGCGTCGCTGGTACTACTTTCAATCTTGCGCCAGCAAGCGACGGCAGCGCCGCGGTGGCGCGCGTAAGCGGCATTGTCGCGCCGTATGGCTCCGCATCGGGCGACCTGGGGGGATTTCAGGAAATCTACCAGAACGGGTGTTTTGACAAATGGCTAGGCGGAGATGACCCCCGCGTGCTGGCATTTCACAACCCGGAACATGTTCTCGGCCGCAAATCGGCTGGCACCGCGCGCTTCTGGTCCGACGCCAAGGGCCTGCATTACGAAGCCGACCTCCCTGATACTCAGGTGGCGCGTGACCTTCGCATCTCAATGGAGCGCGGCGACGTGCGGGAATCCTCGGCGGCGTTCTACATCACGGATTACGCCTGGGAAAATCGCGGCGGCGTTCGCACCCGCGTAATTAAAGAGGCTCGGCTAGTAGAAGCCTCGCCCTACAGTTTTCCCGCATACACGGAATCAACGGCCACATCTAAGGAAGCGCCTCAGGCGGCGGCCGATCACGAACTTGAGTATATCGGAGCGAGGCTCGGATTGCTCAAATATGCATGACCCCTTGGACCGTCGCGAGACAGACTGAGGGCCTTAAACCAACTAACGCCGTGAGGCGTGAGGAGAATCAATGAATCGTATACTCGATTTGCAACAGCAGAAGGCCTCGCTCATCGATGCAGCGCAGGCCACGGTGAAGTTGGCCGAAACGGAGAAGCGCGGACTCACCGCGGACGAACTCGTAGCCGTGAAGGCCAAAATGGACGCGGCGGAAAGTATCGTCGCAACTCTCAGCCTGGAGCAGCGGCTCGCCGCGGCCAGCAACATCCACACCGACCACGTTGACATTCACAACAACGCAGAGGACGCGCCCTTCGGGCGCGAGGCGGCCGCCGGCGAGACCGATAGGCAGAAACACTCCCGCATCGCGGATGGGTTCGGCCAATTTCTGCTCGCCGTGCGCGGCGCCGCAACGCAGCCGGGGGCGATTGACCCGCGCCTCCAGAAACGCGCCGCACTTGGCGCGAGTGAAGCAGCCCCTTCGGATGGCGGCTTTCTGGTCGGCACCGACCAATCTCAGGAAATCCTCCAGGAGATGCACGATGTCGGCGTCCTGGCACCTCGCTGCACGGAAATCCCGATCAGCAATAACTCCAACGGCATTGAGATTAACGGCGTGAACGAGACCAGCCGTGTGAACGGTTCCCGCTGGGGCGGCGTGCTCGCGTATTGGGCCAACGAGGCCGGCACCGTGACAGCCACGAAACCGACCTTCCGCAAGGTGATGCTCAAACTCTCCAAGTTGTTTGCGCTGTACTACGCGACGGACGAAGTAATCGCCGACGCGGCCGTGCTCGGCACTCTGGCGAGCAAGGCGTTCGGTGAGGAAATGGCGTTCAAGGTTGACGATGCCATTTTTGAGGGTACTGGCTCCGGCCAGCCGATTGGCATTATCGGCCATCCGTCCGTCGTGAGCGTAGCGAAGGAAACCGGCCAGGCCGCGGCGACATTTGTTTATGACAACGCCGTGAAAATGCGCGCCCGCATGATGCCGCGCGCCCGCAAGAACGCCGCGTGGTTCATCAACGTGGACGTGGAGCCGCAACTGTACACCATGTCCCAGGCGGTAGGCACTGGTGGCTCCTCGGTGGTTTCCGGCGTGGGCCCGAACGGAGTCAGCGTGTATGTTCCGCCCGGGAACAACGGCAATCAGTACGGGATGCTTCTCGGCGCTCCGGTAATCCCCATCGAATTCTGCCCCACGCTCGGGACGGTTGGCGATGTGGTGCTGGCCGACATGTCGCAGTACTTGCTCGCGACCAAGGGCGGTTTGCAACAGGCCGAATCGATGCACGTGGCGTTTCTAACATCGGAAATGACATATCGATTCACTTACAGAGTCGATGGTCAACCGGCGCGCGCGCTGCCTTTGACTCCGTTTAAAGGTTCAAATACGCAATCTCCGTTCATCACGTTGGTCACGAGATAACCTAATCAGCCACAAAGGAAAAGGAGAAAAAACATCATGTCGCAAGTCACCTTCAACGTGGCCGAACAGGGCCATATCGTTCCGATCATCTTCCCCGTGGATGGCAACGCGGGCTCGCCGGTAACCGCTCAAGGCTTCAGCATGGCCGCATGGCGGCACGCCAGTATCATCGTCGCTCTTGCGGTCGGCGCCACGCCCACCTCAATCCTGCTCGTCGCCAGCACGGCAGCGAGCGCCGGAACCACCACCGCTCTGCCGTTTAACTACTACGCCTGCCTCACGGCCAGCGGGGACGTTCTCGGCGCGCGCACTGCCATCGCGGCAACCGGCATCACGTCGGTTAGCGCTACGGACAAGGTTTTGTACGTGATCGAGATCGACTCCGCGGAACTGCCTGACGGCAAGCCGTATCTTCAACTCCAGCTCACGGTGCCGGGTTCCAGCGAGTTGGTCGGAGCCTTCGCCATTCTGAGCGGTGCCCGCAACTTGGGCTATCCGCAGGCCACCGTCCTGGTATAACTTCCTTCGTCCTGGTGCCTTGGGGCCGTATTCCTCCGGCGGCCCCGTCTTTTCCAACCCCCTTATTTCGGCCTTCGGGTCGTTCAAAACTGAACAGAAACAGGAGATAAAACGATGTCCACAAAAGCAAAATACCGAAGTGGAGTTTTGACGTTCTACGACGGCAGCACCTTTGAAAGCGTTCTGCCGATGGGTGCTTGTGTCATCAACGACGATTTTCTGACGCCGTCGCTGGTGATTCCAGCGGTGGGTGCGCTCGAATCCGGCGTCAATTGGTGCACGAAGATCGTTGGCTCTCCTACTGGAGTAGCGGGAGTCGCCAACGGTCTTAATGGCACCGTGGCGTGCGCGCTTGCGTCCACCAGTGAAAAGGAAGATGCGGAGTTGTACAACGGAGATCAACTCTGCCTGAGTGTGCTCCAGAGCCTCGTATTCGAGGCGCGGGTGCAACTCTCTGTGCTGCCCACAGGCAACGGCCAAGCGACCATCGGCGTGACCGGCGTATGGGCGGATGGCCACGACGCCATCACGTATTCGGCGTTCTTCACGGCGCGGGCATCCGGCGAACTGTTCTGCGACACGGATGACAATGTGACGGATAACAACGTCACCAGCGGCGTAACGCTGCTCACCACCGATTGGGCCATCCTCCGGATTGACTGCTCCGATCCGACTTCGATTAAGTTTTACATCAACGGTAACCCGGTGGCTTCTACGACCACCTTCGGATGGACGGCCAGCGCATCTAACTCCAAGGTCCAGCCGTTCATCGGCGTCTACAAGGTCAGCGGTACCGGCGTGGGCACGGTCACCGTGGATTACGTACGCGCGTGGCAGGCTAGGTCGTAATCGTAAGTTCCTGTTCACCGTTCACCGGGCTTCCCTAAAGGGGAGCCCGGATTCAAAAGGAGAGATCATGGCTGCGACCATCGTTGTAGATCACGGAGACTGGGAAACGAACCCTAAGCTGATTCCGGCTGTGGCTGAGGATATCTTTTCAGGGAGCTGCCATATCCGCGAGATTCATCTTGTCAATGAGACCTCTGGTGCGGTGACGGTGACCATCAACGACAAGCAGACCACTCCCCGCGCAGTGATTCCGACGACTGTAGCGGTTCCGGCTAACTCGGATCTCGTGTGGGTATTCGTGGGGCGTTACTGTCCTGGCGGATTGACGTGGGTGGCATCGGCCGCGAACTCGGTAACGGGATACGTGAGGGGGCGGTGATTATGCGTACCGCGATTCTATTCTTTGTGGCGGCTGTGGTGAGCTTCGGACAGGGCACGGCCAGCCATCCCGGCGGGGGCGGTGGCTCTGGCACCGTCACCAACCTCGCTACGGGCTGCGGGCTCTCCGGTGGTCCCGTCACAGCGACCGGCACGATCTCTGCCTCTGTGCTCCCTGATTTGCAGACCGGCTCCTCGCCCTATGCTATCCCTACGGGCGATTGCGGTAAGTTGATTTCGCGCAACCAGGCTTCGGCGGTGCTCGACACCATCGCGGCGGCGGGAAGTACGGGCTTTCCTCTGGGCTGGTACACCGACTACCAGTGCCGCGGAGCAGGCGGCTGCACAATCACGCCCGCCACCAGCACGATTGACGGCGCGGCCACGCTGGTGCTGGGCTCTGGGCAAGGAGTGCGCATCGTCTCGGACGGCGCGAACTACGCCACGCAGCGCGGTGCTTCGCCGGTAACGGGGGTTCTACCAGTCAGCAATCTTCCGGTGTTGCACGGTCAATGCACGGAAGCGTGGGGAGGGTCGGGAACATCTTTTGCCTTAACCTCCGGCGACGATGCAATTTCGAACAACACCTGTTACAACGACTCCGGCGCAACCAGAACGATCACGGCGATTAAGTGCCGAAGCGATGCGGCCAGCAACTCCGTCACGCTAAACCCCTCGTTTGGGGCGGCGGGTACCGGAACATCGATTCTCGCAGGTGCAGTGACTTGCGGTAATAGCTACGCCTACAGCGCCACCGGAACGCTCGACACCGGAGCGCATATTGCATGGACAACCGGAACAGGGATTGACCCGGTGATGGCTGGAACGCTCACCGGCAGCACCAGCATCGCGTTACTGATCGAGTACACGTATCAGCCGTACTAGGAGCAAACATGAGACGACTAATCCTGTTACTCTTGATGTCCGGTTCACTCGTCGGCCAGAATGAGGTGATAACCGCAAGACGGAGAGCGTCTGCGCCTCCCGCCTTTTCATTCTCGATAGTCCAGGGAACACAGTGCGGAGGCTCATCACTGAACTCTTGCCAGTTCCCTTCCAATGTCTCTACCAATAACTTCGGCCGCGTGCGAACCGCGCTGGAGGAGGCCAAAGAGACGCTGGAGCAGCGCGTGCTCGAACGCACCGGCGAACTTCGTGAACAGATCGAGGCCAAGGATCGCGCCCACGCGGAACTGGCCGCCGCGCAGCAGCGGCTCATCACACTCTCGCGCGAGGCGGGCATGGCCGAGATTGCCACCGGCGTCCTGCACAACGTGGGCAACGTCCTGAACAGCGTGAATGTATCCACTACGCTGCTTGCGGGCAGGATTCGGGAGTCGCGGGTGGACAATCTGATAGCTCTGATTGGCATGCTGGAGCAGCACTCCGGCGACCTTCCGGAGTTCCTGGGCAGGGACCCGAAGGGTCGGCGCGCGCGGTTAGCCGCCAAACCGTTTCCGCACCCGGCCATGACACAATGGCAACAGATGGAGAGCGTTTCCCACGCCGGAGACCGGGGGAGCCTGGCGTCGGGACGGCCCGTCATCGGGCAATCGGAGACCAACATGAGAATCGTTATTACACTTCTATGCGCGTCCTGCTGTTTTGGGCAGGGTCAAGGGAACGCCGCGGCGACTGGTATAGGCGGCGAATCGGCACTCAAGCGGAAAGCTATACCGCGGACGTTGAGCGCGCTCGCGCTCGATCGGTGGCCGGCGAGGGACACCTGGGATGTTCCGAGCTTCGCCGCCCTGGCATCGGGAAACATCAGCACAGCGACGGCTGGCATAATTGACTTGGGAGGTCTCGGATGATGCGGCTTGTCAGACTGATACAGCCGGCTCCATATCACGAGGGCGTTATAAGATGCGAGAGACTTTAGAAAGATCAGGTTCATCGTGGCATCCTTCGCGCCGCGAGATGCTCGGTGCTCTCGGGGTTGGGTTGCTGGCCCCACGGATGGCCAGCGCGGCGACGTTCGCCTTGGTGGACCACTCCAAAACCAAGATTCCGTATGGGACTAACGTTACGAACACTATCGATAGCACCGGAGCGGATTTGTTGATTTGCGTCATCTGCACCGATCAAAGCAGTGGCGCAAACATTCAATCTGACAGCAAGGGAAACACATGGATCTTACTGCGCGATCAGACATGCTGGTGGACTGGCCTTATTCGGCTGTACTATTGCATTCCCACGTCGGTGGGATCTGGCCATTTCTTGGAGATAGAAGGATCGAGGGTTGGCAGTGTCTTTTTCTCGGGATTCAGCGGCGCCCTTCAGAGCACTCCCGCAGACCAGCAGAATGGCAACGGTACCGTGAACCCGAACACGGCCGTAACACTTGCTACAGGGTCGATCGCTCCAGCATATCCAAATGAACTGGTCGTAACCGCGTGCATTTCCCCGGACGGAGATTCGACGGGGTTAAACTCGGGAGTTTTGCTGGACCACCTGGACAATGCCTCCGCCGCTAGCGGTGGTGGGTTTGGGTATCTGATCCAAACCACCTCTACACCGGTGAATCTTACCTGGACTCAAAGCGTGAATTCCCAGATGGCGACTGCCATTGCATCGTTTAAGTCAACATCTTCTTCTTCGGTTAGCAGCACTGCCGTTCGTCACCGCGTCATAGGAGGAAACTAATGCGTTTGATCGTCGTGTTATCGATTGCCGGAGCCTGTTTCGGGCAAGGCAAGCAGAATGTTGTCCAGACGGGAATCGTGGATGCCCATGGGGCAAACTGGATTCCGCCTGCCGCCACGTTTGCCAGCCCACCGAGTTCCGCTGCGACGGGATCGGTCTACATCTTTACGGATGCCATCGCGGTAGGTACCTGCTCTGGCGGCGCTAGCGCTCTAGCGGTGTGCCGATGGAGCGGGTCAGCGTGGCAGGCACTGGGCGGTGGCGGAGGAGGAACTGCCGGAGGTTCCACGGGGCAGATGCAGGTCAACTCCAGCGGGTCGTTCGCGGGACAGGCGTTCGGTTTCGACGGCGGTGGATCGAGAGTGTCCCAACGAGGAACGGAATGCGCGAATGGCACTGTGTCTCTCTCGGTGGCTCGCTTCCCACTGTACGCCTTTTGGCAACGATCCGCCATGGTTGATCGTTGCTTCCAGTACCAGCAAGGTCATGGGG